CTGTCAAAAGAATTATCGCGGTTGAGGTTTTTGGATCGAGGTTATTGGACCAATGAATAAAAAACCGACAGAGTTAAGACTGATCGAGGGAAATCGCGGAAATCGACCCCTACCAAAGAACGAGCCAAAGCCACGGCCAGAGACCCCGGACACCCCAAAAGATATAGATCTCCAGGCAAAAAAAACCTGGGACCGCCTCGCGCCGGTCGCCGAACGTCTCGGCCTATTAACTGAGGTTGACGGCGACATGTTTTCGGCACTCTGCCAGGCCCGATCCAGATTAATGCAGATCTGGACCAGGTTAAAACAGATACCGAGCGAGATCCGGAAAACTAAAAAACAAATCAAAAAACTGAAAACCGAACAGGGCCGGTCTCCGGACGATATCGACGTCCTTATAAATGAGCTCGTCAACTTAAAAACAGACCGCGCATATTGGATGAAAGAAGAAAGATTATATTTTAACTCATTTCGGATGCTGGCAAACGATTTCGGTTTTTCACCCAGGGGCCGCGTCGGCCTCGTCGTTATGGGGACCGACCCCGGAGAGGGAGAGGATTTGCTATCTTAAAAAACCCGCAAGAAATCGCCGAGCTATTTCAACAAAAAAAGGTTTTGATCCCGGACGGCTTTAAAATCAAGACCCTGCCGGCGATAACCCGTCCCGACAAAGCAATCCGCGCGATTAATTTTATTCAAACATTATGCACACACACAAAGGGACGATGGTCTGGTCTACCCTTTAAATTATTACCCTGGCAATTCAAACTGATCTGGCAAATTTTCGGACAATGCAAGAAAAGCGGGAAACGACAATATCGTATTATTTATTGCGAGATCCCGAAAAAAAACGGCAAATCGGAACTGGCCGCCGCGATCGCGCTGATCTGTCTCGCCGGAGACGACGAGGCCGGCGCCGAGGTTTACAGCGCCGCCGCCGACAAAGACCAAGCCGGCCTTGTTTATCAGGTCGCGGCCCAAATGGTCCGAAACCGGCGAGTTTTATCAAAGAGATTAAAAATTATCGACTCAACCAAGCGAATTGTCGATCACAAATATAATAGTTTTTACAAAGTACTCTCGGCGGAATCATTCACAAAACACGGGATCAACCCCTCGGCGATCATATTCGACGAGGTCCACGCACAACCAAAGCGGGACCTTTGGGACGTCATGGTCGAGGGGACGGACTACGCCAGGGAGCAACAGCTCGTTTTTGCAATCACCACGGCCGGCATATACGACAAAACGTCGATTGGCTGGGAGCTCCACGATATGGCGGACCAGATCGACCGCGGGATCATTAAAAATAATGAGTTTTTACCCGTGCTTTATTGCGCCGATAAGAAAAAAGACGATCCGGGCGATCCAAAGGTTTGGAAACGATTAAACCCGTCGATCGGACATATTTTCAATGTTGCCAAAGTAAAAAAAGACTATGAAGTCGTTAAAAATAACCCGGCCAGGCTAAATAATTTTTTGAGATTTCGTTTAAATATATGGGTCAATCAAATCACGCGCTGGGTCGACATGTACCAATGGGATCAATGCAAAGGCACGATCGACAAAGGCACACTCTTAACGCGTGATTGTTATGGCGCCCTTGACCTATCATCGACGACCGACTTGTCCGCCCTGGCGATGGTTTTCCCGCCAATAGAAGAAAACGAAAAATGGAAAGTACTTTTAAAATGCTATGTCCCGGAGGAAACGATTTTAAAACGATCGGCCGAGGATCGGGTCCCGTACAATCTATGGAACGAGGCCGGATATATCACGGCGACGCCCGGAAACGTGATCGACTATGCATTTATAAGAAAAGACGTCCTGGCTTTTTCTAAAATTTTCAATCTTAAAGAGGTCGCCTTTGATCCCTGGGGCGCCGTCAAACTGGCCGTGGAATTGGGCGAGGAAGATGGGATCGAAATGGTCGAACACCGTCAGGGTTATAAATCGATGTCGCCGTCGTCCAAAGAATTTGAAAAACTAATTATTTCAAGTCAATTAATGCACGACGGAAATCCCGTTTTGAGATGGTGCGTCGACAATATGGTTGTAACCATGGACGCCGCGGAAAACATCAAACCGGCCAAAGATAAAGCCCGCGAAAGGATCGACGCGGCTGTCGCCGTAATAATGGCGATCGGCCGGGCGATCCTCAATTTTGACGAAAACTCAATTTATAACAAGCGAGGCATGCGGAAATTATGAAAATCTGGAAAAGTATAAAAAACCGAATAACCAAATCAAGACCGACGCCGAGCCGACGATTTTATCCCTCACGACAAGCCGGGATCTATATCAACCACGAAACGGCCTTAAAATTTTCCGCCGTTTTTGCGTGTGTCCGGTTTGTCGGGGAGGGCGTGGCGGCTTTACCCTGGCACGTTTTCCGACGCGAACAAGACGGCGGGAAGAAAATCGCCCTATCGCACACCCTCGACAGATTATTGCACTTGAGACCAAATCCGGAAATGTCGGCCTTTGCATTTAAAACGACCCTTTATGCCTGGGCTCAGACATGGGGCAACGCCTACGCCGAGATCGAGCACGACGGAGCCGGCCGGGTCGCCGCACTCTGGCCGATATCTCCGGACCGGGTCGAACCACGCCGCGACGAAAACGGCCGGCTCTTTTATGAGATTTCAAACCAAAGGGGCGAAAAATCGGTTTTAAAACCGGAGCAAGTTTTCCACCTGGCCGGTATGGGCTTTGACGGCATCCGGGGCTATTCGATTATATCTCTGGCCGCGACTTCTATCGGCGCCGGCATGGCGTCCGATCAGTTTGTCGCCTCGTTCTATGCCAACGGCGCCGTTTTGTCCGGCGCACTAACACACCCAAAGACCTTGACCGACGAGGGTTACGAACGATTGAAAAAAGATTTTAAGGATCAATACACCGGATCGAAAAACGCATGGAAACCAATCATATTAGAGGACGGGACAAAATGGGAATCTTTGGGCATGCCACTAAAAGACGCCGAATTTTTGGCGACTCAAAAATATCGCATAACCGATATCGCGCGATGGTTTAGGGTCCCGCCGCACAAAATCGCCGACCTGGAGAGGGCCACGTTTACCAATATAGAACACCAGGCGATCGAGGTCGTCCAGGACACGTTTTTACCTTGGACACTTAGGACCGAGCAAGAGGCCGACTACAAATTGATTTCGCCGAGAAATTACGCGCAATATTACACAAAAATGAATTTAAACGCCGCCATGCGGGGAGACCATGAAAACCGAGCCAAATTTTATAAAGCCATGCGGGAAATGGGAGCCATGAACACGAACGAGATCCGGATTTTAGAAGATCTAAACCCGATCGGTCCGGCCGGAGACAAGTATACAATACAGGCCCAATACACAACCCTGGAAAAAGTCGGCGAGGAAGCAACTCCGGTCCGGCGCCGGACGGATCGTTTGCCGGACGAAATCGACGACGAGGAAGTAAAAGCGCGATATGGGAAAATAATTGACAACGCGATCGGGCGGATCTGTCGGCGGGAAAACATGCGGACTCAAGACGCGCTAAAAAGGATCGAAAATTCGGGCGAGTTTGAGAGATGGGTCCGATCCTTTATGTCGGAACATGCCAGCTATATTAAAAACACCCTGGCGCCAATCGTCCAGGCGATTATCGGCCCATATCTTGAGGGAGAGAAACTTCATCAATCCGGAAACGAGATAATCGATAACTTTATATCGCATCACACCCTATGCGCCGAGACGGTTATCCTGGATTTGTTTAAAACCGACGACGGCTGGGACCCTTGGAGCAAAGACGACGAAAAGGACCTCGCCGAGATCCTGGTCGGTCAAATATCAAACTATTTAAAATAAAGGAAAAAATAAAATGAAAGAATTTGAGCTAAAAGCCAAAGGAAAAAATAAAATGAAAGAATTTGAGCTAAAAGCCAAAGGAAAAACGGTCGAGATCTGGATCTATGAAGATATCGGCGACACCTGGATCGGCGGGCTCTCCGCGAAACAATTTGCCGACGAATTAAAAGCGGCCGGCGCCGTGAACGAGATAAATATTTATCTTAACAGCTCCGGCGGCTCTGTTATGGACGGCCTGGCAATATATAACACCCTTAAACGCCACAAGGCCCACAAGACGGTCGACATTGACGGTTTCGCCGTCTCGATCGCGTCTTTGGTCGCCATGGCCGGAGATACGATCCGCATGGCAGAAAACGGCATGTTTATGATCCATGATCCCTGGATCGTGACGTCAGGGACCGCGGACGATCTCAGGACCCAGGCCCAGGCCATGGACAAAATCAAAGACGGCCTGGCCGAGACCTATCACAAGAAAGCGGTCTCGACCCTGGACGAAATCAAGGACATGATGTCCGCCGAGACCTGGCTCTCCGCCGCCGAGGCTCTGGACCTGGGTTTTATTGACGAGATCACGGCCGAGCAAAAGATGGCGGCACATTTTGATTTAAGCAAATTTAAAAACGCCCCAGGGTCCTTGACTCAAATCATAAAAATGAAAAACCTGGCCACGACAAAAACCAAACCGGCGGAAAAATTCGACACGATCGAGGCATGGAAAAAAAGGATAAAACAAAGATAAAATATCGCCGCCCGCGGCGGTCAATCCATGGCCAGGCCCGGCCCGCCGGACCAGGCGCACGGAAAAAAACAAAAGCAGTTAACCCCAAAAAAGGAGATTTCAAAATGTACCAATCAATCAAGAAACATCTCGATTATTTAATGGCGGTATGTCTCGGATTTTTCAACCTTGACCTTGAGACCCTGTCAAACCGGATCGTCGAGATTAATCAAAAATCAAACGACATCGTAAACACGGCCATGGCCGAGGAACGAGACCTGACGGACGAGGAACAAACCGAGCTTGACAAACTCGACGCGGACTACAAGGCCGCCGAGAGACAGGTCACACACCTAAAAAGAATCGCGGACCAAAACGCAAAATTGACCCAGGGAGTCGGCCGCGTGACAGAACCGGCGCCAATAACCGCCCAGGGAAACGACGGCCAGGATCTCCAGGCGCAAAGCAATATTGTAGTCATGGGACCGGCCAAAGGGACGGCCGGATTTAAAAGTTTTGGAGAGTTTGCTCAATCCGTCCGCCTGGCAAACCCCAAAATGTCAAACCCGATTGATCCGCGTTTACTCCGGAACGCCCCGACGACTTATTCGACCGAGGGCGTCGGCGCCGACGGCGGCTTTGCCGTCCCGCCGGATTTCAGATCCGAGATCCTGGAAAAAGTCCAGGCCGAGGGGTCACTTTTGGCCCTGGTCGACAAACTGGAATCGGGGAGCAATTCGGTCACTTTTCCCAAAGACAACACAACGCCGTGGGATTCAAGCGGCGGGATTCAAGCCTACTGGGAGGGAGAGGCCGCACAACTGACTCAAAGCAAAATCGCCCTGGAAAGCGAGCTTTTTAAACTCAACAAATTGACCGCCTTGATCCCTGTCAGCGAGGAACTTATGGAGGATGCACCGGCGATCGATAGTTATTTAAGGCGCAAAGTCCCGGAAAAATTCGACTATAAGATCACCGACGCCCTTTTAAACGGGACCGGCGCCGGCCGGCCGACCGGAGTTTTAAACGCCGGTTGTCTGGTCGATGTCGATAAGGAATCGGGTCAAGCGGCCGATACAATACAATTTGAGAACATTGTCGCCATGTGGTCGCGAATGTATGCGCCTTGTTGGAAAAATGCGGTATGGCACATCAACCAGGACATTTTACCCCAGCTATTTACAATGTCTTTTGAGGGAACCAGCTCAAGCGTCCCGGCATATATGCCGGCAAACGGATTATCGGCGAGCCCTTATGGAACATTGATGGGCCGTCCGGTTATGCCGAGCCAGGCATGTCAAACCCTGGGCGACCTGGGAGATATCGTCCTGGCCGACTGGACTCAATATCTGGCAATTATGAAAACCGGCGGTATCCGCGGAGACGTGTCGATCCATTTATATTTTGATTACGACATGGTCGCCTATCGGTTTATTTTGAGAATGTCCGGACAGCCATGGTGGAGGAACGCGATCACCCCGGCCAATTCATCCAACACCGTCAGCGCGTTTGTTTCGTTAAAGGCGAGAGCATAAAATAAAAGCCCTTTAAACAAGCGGTAATTATTTTAAACAATAACGGTCCCGGCGAGATCCGGGACCACAACAAAGGAGCAAAAAAAATGATACAAGGTCAAATATATGAAAACCTCGCCCTCTGCGGGACCCTTGATCCCGTCGATGTCGTCAACTCGGAAGTATTTACCGACGTAATTGACATGCGAAAATTTCACAAAGTACTCGCGACCCTTTTAATGGGCGACATAGCAAACGAGACAATTATCTGGAGAGCCGTCACTTGCGACAACGCCGGAAATAACGTCGCCGCGTTAAAAACAGCGACAACCCTCGCGGCATCGGCAACGCTCAACGACAACACCCAAAGCATGATCGAGGTTGACGGCGCGGATCTGCCAGGCACGTCAAACGCCGACAGATATATCAAGTTTGGCGTGGTCACGTCCAGCACTTCCGGCGGACCGATGTCAATCACGGCCCAGGGCGTGCCGAAGAACCTCCCGGCCAACAATCTTAACCTGGCCAGCGTCGGCGAGATAGAAATCGATAACGATTAACCAGCTCAGAGCTCACAGCTCATAGCTGATAGTTGAGGGATAAAAGTCCTTTTCACTATGAGCTATGAGCTAACAGCTATCAGCTAAAAAATAAGGAGTATTTTTTATCATGGACGTTAAAATCAAATTTTTAGAAGATTGTGATCCGGAGGACGGCCGGCCAGTATTTAAAGCCGGGTCGGTAAAAAAACTCAACCCGGCCAGCGCCAGGCATTGGGTCCGGAGAGGAAAAGCGGCCGAGGTCACGGCGAAACAACTCAAGGCCGACAAGGCCGACAAGGCCGACGACGAGGCCAAGGAAAAGGCGATGGAAAAATCTAAAAAAGAGGCCATGGCAAAAGCCGAAAAAGCGGCAAAGGACAAAAAAGAAAAAAAATAGACGCCCGGTTTGCTTATAGTTTGCCTGGAAAGATAGACCGGGAGGAACTGGAAAAGAGGCTTTTTCGTGAAAATTAAACCCTGGAAAATTCCAAAAATGTGGCAAGGCGAGACCGTCGTTATTATCGGCGGCGGTCCGTCTTTAACCATGGACCAGATCGAGTATATCAAAGGCCGGGCAAAAACCGTCGGGATCAATGACGCATATCGCGCGGCGCCCTGGATCGACATCCTATACGCATGCGATCTAAAATGGTGGAAATGGCATCACGACAAAACGGTCGATTTAAGATGTCTTAAAATAACCCCGGACCCTGGGGCGGCTTTAAAATATAAAGATCTGATTTACATCAAGGGCAAGTTTGCCGACGGCCTGGCGGCGGACGCCTCTCAAGTGAATTATGGAAACAATGGCGGATATCAGGCATTAAATGTCGCCGCACACACCGGCGCAAAAAAAATAATATTAATCGGGTTTGACCACCGGACACCAGGAAATAAAACTCATTGGTTTGGAGAT